TTGGAACGAACAATACTACAAAGAAGTTACTGATACATGACAACTAGAATAGATTTGCAAAATACAAATTATAAAACTATAGATTTTAAGTTGTTGTCAGATAAAGACTTTACTGCTTGCGAAAAAATTTATAAAAAATATATTCAGTATAAAAAATTTGATGTAATTTATCCTATATTTAGAGAAGATTGGTCACATGGTAAAGTATTTGGATATTACCACAATAACAAATTAGTAGCATGGAGCAGTTATTATGAATATCCTAGCAAGTCAACTGTACACGCAGATCAATTTGCATGGGACTATGGAGATCCTAGATTAAAATTAGGATATAAATCCTTGCGCAGTGAAATAGCATACTACAAGTCACAAGGATGGAAATATTTGATACTAGGCGATATATATTCATATAAACAAGAACTCAAAGGGTTTGAAACAATTGATATCGATTCTCCGGGTGCATTTGAAGAATGAAAAGCAGGTTAGATTTAGTAGAAATTTACATAACAAATGTTTGTAACTACAGTTGCACTCATTGTCAAAGCTTCAACAACTACGCTTTCAAAGGTCACCAACGTTGGGATGATTACAAAGATGCATACAAAGAGCTCAGCAAAAAATTAGATATTGGTAAGATGTCTATAATAGGCGGCGAACCTGTATTAAACCCCGATTTCAATTTATGGTTATATGGATTGTCTGAAATATGGCCAAACACTCAAATAGAAATATCTACAAATGGATCTAGATTAGATTTATTCGATAACAAAACATATAAATTGCTAGAAAAAAATAAAAGCTCAATACAGATAACATGTCATGATAAAGATTTGTACGATGGAATGAAACAATGGGCGTATAACTTTTTACAAGAAGTAACACAAGAGAAACAAGTTAGACAATATCCAGGTCATACATCAACAAGTATAATAGATAAAAACGGAGTAGAAATTTTAATGGACTGGACACAAGCATTTCTTACAAGTGCAATAGATATTGTAGACAATGAACTTGTTATGAAGTATGATAACGATCCAGCACATGCGCATAGACATTGTCATTTTAAAACATGTCATCAAATTAACAAAGGAAAACTTTACAAATGTCCTCTTGTGAGTGTATTGCCAGATTTTTTAAATCAATTCGATGTAAAATTATCCAACAGTGATAGAGATCTAGCAATGTCTTACAATGCTGTAGGATTTGATGCAACACAAAATGAAATAAATGATTTTGTTAATAATATCAACAATCCAATTCCGCAGTGTAAATTTTGTCCTGTAGGAAACAAGCTACATAAATTTGTAGGAACAGATAAAAAAGTCAAACTACCACAGAGTACTTGACTTTATATAATTAATATACTATAATCAAACAAAAGAAGGAGTAATAAATGAGCGATCGTGTATATGGTGCAGAAGAAAAAGCCAAGCTAGAACGTCTAGTAAAAGAAGGTGTAACTGTACTACAAGAAATTGAAGATTTACAAGGCGGTTTAAAAGAAACAGTTAAAGCAGTTGCAGAAGAACTCAATGTCAAACCAAGCCTAATTAACAAAGCAATTAAGGTAGCTCAAAAACGTGACTGGAGTCGTGTTGCAGACGAGTATGAAGATTTGGAGACTCTTGTTGCAACAGTAGGTTACGACAAAGATGCATGATATTTACTGGATTTTTCCATGGGTAGAAGATGATATTCAAATACCGTTGGCTAATCTACTAAGAAGAATAAAAGCAAATCCTAATAAAAAAATTGTAATTTTTAATCCCGAAGAACATGATGTTTTTTGGCATGAATTGCGTGACAACAGAACAGCTATTGAAAAAACTCTTAAAAAATGCAATAGCACAATAGAAGTGTGGCTAGGTGTATTTGATTTTAAATTGGAAGATAGTAAACGTATTAAATTCCATAACTGGCCTTTACATTTGTTGTATAGCACCTGTACCACAGAAGGTATGCAAACACAAGAAGAAAAAAATATAGACAAATTAGGAGTAAGTCTAAACAATGTTCCACACAACTTTCGTTGTGAATTTGTAGATAAATTGGCAAAATATAAAATTTTAGATTCTTGTTACTTTACATGGCACGAAGATAAAATAAAAAAGCTACCTTATGAATTTCAATACTGGAAACCTGTAAAATCTGCATTAGAGGAACCAGAAGATCTTGGGTTTATTAATGGCGCTTGGGATCAATATCATGTTCCTGCAGAATTTCACAAGGGATTGATACACTTTATAAACGAATCAACTGTGGATAAATTGGATATCAGCGAAAAAACATGGCTTGCAATACTACATAAAAAGCCATTTATTATTGCAGGAGCAAAAGATATTCATAAAGTATTAGAAGATTTAGGATTTAAAAACTATACTGATTTTTTCAATTTTGATTTTGACAACTTTGAAAGCTACAGTGATAGAGTTGAAAGTATTTGTGAACAATCTGCACAGTATTTAGGCAACGATTATCAAAGTATGTACGATAATGTATCACCAACTATTACTCATAATTATAATAGGCTGATGGAAATATTTACAAATAACGAAGGTGTACCCAAGCAACTGTTTGAATATTTAGATAACCCTCCTGATTATCTTAATGGGCCTAAATACCATGCTATAAAAAGTAATCTTGACAAACAAAAATAATAATATATAATGTAACAATAGGAGTTGCAATGTTTGAAGGCAAAATTGATGTTTGTTGGCAAAAACAAACAATAACAAACTTGAAATACGAAAGCAAAGGCGGCTACGGGCATCATGAATATATCATGTATGCCCATGAGGCATATAAAGATGTCATAAACAATGACGTTTTTGTAGGCAAGCCAGCAGATATGCCAAAATTTACAGAACAAGTTATTCCGCAAATGCCCAAGCATGATACTTACGACATTTCGTTTTTTAGAACACCGCCTGGTAATTATCTCCCTCTACACAGTGATAGCTATGGTTACTATATTAAATATAGAAATGTTCAAGACATTGAGAAAATACACAGATATATTGTATTTTTAGAAGACGCAAAACACGGACATATGTTCCAACTAGAAGATACAGTGTTAACAAATTGGAAAGCTGGCGATTATATTGGATGGACAGGCAGTACACCACATGCAGCATACAATTTTGGTACAGAGCATAGATACACTATGTCAGTAACATGTTACGACAACTAAAGGATTTTGAATGCCATACGTAGACGCATTTTTTGACAGAGACGCAGATATTATTCGAGCCGTAGAACGTAGGGACGGCAAAAGACACTATGCTGAATATCAAGCAAAGTATACATTTTATTATGAAGATCCAAGAGGCAAATACAAAAGCATCTTTGGTGACCAACTACAACGTGTAGTGTGTAAGAATACAAAAGACTTTCGCAAGGAACTTGCTATTAACAAAGGCAAGAAAATGTTTGAGTCAGATGTAAATCCAATCTTTCAATGCTTGAGTGAAAATTATCTTAACCAAGATGCACCAAAGTTAAATGTAGCGTTTTGGGATATTGAAACGGACTTTGATCCGGAGCGTGGCTTTGCTCCAGTTGAAGATCCGTTTATGCCTATTACTGCTATCACTGTGCATTTGCAATGGTTAGATATGTTGATTACAGTTGCTATGCCGCCCAAAGGATTGCCATTCGAAGAAGCAGCAGCAATGTGTAAAGAGCGTTGGGGCGATACTTGTATACTGTTTCCAAACAGCAAACAAGGCGAAGCAGACATGCTAGAAGCATTCCTTGACTTGATTGAAGATGCAGATATCCACAGTGGTTGGAACAGTGAAGGGTATGATGTTCCATACACTATCAACAGAATACAACGTGTATTGAGCAAAGATGACACAAGACGTTTTTGTTTGTGGGGACAGTTGCCCAAGCGTAGAGAGTATGAAAAGTTTGGCAAGATGAGTGAAACATACGACACTATTGGTCGTGTGCATATGGACTATCTTAACTTGTATCGCAAGTACACTTATGAAGAACGTCACACATATCGACTAGATGCGATTGGTGAAATGGAAGTTGGTGAAAACAAGACTGTGTATGAAGGCACACTAGATCAACTTTACAACAATGACTTTGAAAAGTTTATTGAATACAACAGACAAGACGTTGCACTACTTGACAAACTAGACAAGAAACTGCGTTTTATCGATCTTGCAAATGAGATTGCACACGACAACACAGTGCTACTGCAAACAACAGCAGGCGCTGTTGCAGTTACAGAACAAGCTATTGTTAATGAAGCTCATAGACGTGGTATGCAAGTGCCTAACAGAGTGCAGCACGAAGGCAACACAGCAGCAGCAGGTGCTTATGTTGCGTTTCCAAAGAAAGGCGTGCATGAATGGATTGGATCGATGGACTTGAATTCACTGTATCCAAGTATTATTCGTGCAATGAACATGGCACCAGAGACTATTGTAGGACAAATACGTCCAGACTTGACAGACGAGTTTTTGCATAATGCAACTACACTGGAAAAGAAGTCATTTGCAGGTGCTTGGGAAGGCAAATTTGCTACATTAGAATACGATGCTGTTATGGAGAAACGCAAAGATGTTGCGCTAACATTGGATTTAGAAGATGGCAGCACACACGTATTAAGTGGCGCAGAGATTTGGAAGCTTATTTTTGACAGCAATCAACCTTGGATGCTCAGTGCAAATGGCACTATATTTACAACAGAAGTAGAAGGTGTTATTCCAGGACTGCTAAAACGTTGGTATGCTGAACGTAAAGAACTTCAAGCAAAAATGCGCAAAGCTATTGCAGCAGGTAACGAAACAGAAATAGCGTTTTGGGATAAAAGACAGTTGGTTAAGAAGATTAACTTGAACAGTTTGTATGGTGCTATTTTGAATCCAGGTTGTAGATTCTTCGATAAACGTATTGGACAATCAACTACACTTACAGGTAGACAAATTGCAAAACACATGGCTGCGGAAGTTAACAAGATTATCACAGGGGAATACGATCACGTAGGCAAAGCTATTATTTACGGTGATACAGACTCTGTTTATTTTAGTGCGTATCCTGTACTAAAACAAGAAATTGATAATGGAGATATTCCTTGGGGTAAAGACAATGTGATTACACTGTATGATCAACTGTGTGAACAAGCAAACACAACATTTCCAGACTTTATGGCAAGAGCATTCCATTGTCCAAGACCACGCAGTGAAGTTATTGCAGCAGGTAGAGAAGTTGTTGCAGACACAGGCTTGTTTATTACAAAGAAGCGTTATGCAGTGCGTGTGTATGACTTGGAAGGCAATCGTACAGACAAAGACGGTAAATTGGGAAAAGTTAAGGCTATGGGCTTGGACTTGAAACGCAGTGATACACCAGTGTTTATGCAGGACTATTTGAAAACACTGCTAGACATGGTTTTAGATCTTAAAGACGAAAAAGAGTTGTTAGAATCGATCACAGACTTTAGACGTGAGTTCAAAGAACGTCCAGGTTTTGAAAAAGGTTCGCCTAAACGTGCAAACAAGATTGGACACTATCAACGTCTTGAAGAAAAGCAAGGCAAAGCAAACATGCCAGGACACGTAAGAGCAAGTATTAACTGGAATACACTTAAACGTATGAACGGTGACAAATATTCACAGGATATTGTTGATGGTATGAAAGTTATTGTATGCAAACTCAAACAGAATCCGCTAGGCTATACAAGTGTTGCGTATCCAACGGATGAGTTACGTTTGCCAGAATGGTTTAAAGAACTGCCATTTGACGGCGATGCTATGGAAGAAGTTATTATTGACAACAAACTAGATAACTTGATCGGCGTGCTGAAATACGACTTAGAAAGCACTAAACAGAACAACACATTTAACAGCTTATTTGAATGGGATTAATATGAAAGTAGGATTTACATGTAGTACATTTGATTTGTTACACGCAGGACATATACAAATGTTACGTGAAGCAAAAGAGCAATGCGATTATCTAATATGCGGATTACAAATGGATCCAAGTGTGGATCGTCCAGAAAAGAATGCACCAGTGCAAACCATTGTAGAACGCTATGCACAGTTAAAAGGTGTTACGTATGTCGATGAAATTATTCCTTATGGCACCGAACAAGACCTAGAAGATATCTTGACAATGTACAATATAGATGTTAGAATACTAGGTGAAGAGTATCGTGAAAAGGATTTTACAGGCAAGGATATTTGCAAGAAGCGGGGTATCCAGCTACACTTCAACAAGAGAGATCACCGCTTCTCGTCAAGTGATTTACGTAGACGGGTCGCCGAAAGAGAGAATGGGTAATGTGGACACTTTGGATTATTAGCAGCGTTATTGATAGCGCAGAACCTAAATACACTAGATATGAAACTTTTGAAACTGCTATGAGTTGTCATATTGAACAGGCTGTATTAGAAACAACTTTCACAGAAGGTGAAAAGGTAGTATGTACTAATGAATAAATTTATTTTTGATGTAGACGGAACACTTACTCCGAGTAGACAAGCTATTGATCCAGAATTCAAAGAGTTTTTTAAACACTTTATACGTGACAACAAAGTATGGCTAGTGACAGGTAGTGACTATCCTAAAACTGTAGAGCAATTAGGTGCTGATATTTGTGAATCAGTTGTTACTGTTTACAACTGTTCAGGTAACGATGTATGGTTCAAAGGCAAGCGTGTAAATAGT